CATTGTGCGAGATAAGACATGGCGCAAACAAATACACATTAGTTCCAGAAACAAAGTATCACACAACAAACGAAGTTGTTAAGTGGGTGAAGTATGATGGCATAGATGAGTATCCAGGTAATCTAAAAGTTGATCTTGGTAAGATTGCTTTGGCTGCAGCACTCTGCATTACATACGCAGGGTCGGGACAAAGAGACGATTACTGCACTGCTATGGCAGGTGTATTATTAAAACACACAGAGTGGAGTGTAAATGATATAGATGACTTTGTTTACAAGATCGCAGTGGCAGCAAAAGATGAAGAGGCGGAGAAGAGAAAGAGAAAAGGCACAACACATAAAAAAGCAAATAGAAAATTTGGTATGCCAAAACTTGCAGAGATCATTGGGTGCTCTACAAAAACAATAGCAACTATGTTTAGTTGGATAGGTGTGCAAGAGGCTACAAGCGAAGAGGCAAAACAATCTATCGGGCAGATAATAGAGTATGGTAGCAACAGATATTACGTAAAAATAAATGCTGTCGTGCAGGGAGAGGCTCTTGAAAAAACAATTGTAGTAGATGGTCCTACGTTAAGAAACAAAAAATTATTTTATGATGCAGTAATTAGTAAAGCATCAGTATGGATACCAGAGATGAAAGCTGCAGACTTTGAAGAGATAATGCGTAGAAAGTATGAGGCAAGAGAAAAATCAGATAAATATGTAGAAGAAGCAGAAGAAAATTTAAAATTTGTAAAACATTTTAAAAATTATATTTCAGAAGAAAAAGCATACACAAGTAAAAAAGAATTAGCATACTTTGGTCTACCTCATTACAATGTAAAAAGAAAATACTTAGAGTTTAATCTTGATAAGTTTGAAGACTATCTATCAAAACAAAAAATAAATTTAGACAGGGTGGATTTAACAATGAAATGTCAAGATATATTAAAAGCAGAAAAGAAACATGGAAAATATGGAACAAAATCTTGTGTATTTTGGCGTTTAACTAATCAAAATATGGATACGGAAGATCTCATAGTAGAGGGTGAATACCAGGAGGTGACTGATGAAACAACCTAAATTTATATCTGGACCACCAGGAACAGGTAAGACATCAATGTTTATCACACAAAAATATACAGAGTTGTTAAAAAAATATCCACATAACAGAATAATAATACTATCACACACAAACGTTGCAGCTGATGAGATAAGAGATGAAATATTAAAACTACCAGAGATGCAGGGTGTTACAAAAAAATCCATGAAGTATAACATCTGCACGATACATTCTTATTGCAAGAGTAAATTAGTTGGACGTAAAGAGGTATTTAGTTATGCAGATCACATGAATCTAACAACTATAGATTCTCTTTTTAAATTACAGAGGGTAACAGAATCAGAGTTTAATGCTGACAAACATAAATTTTATAGGTATCTAGCTGATGCACACGGCAGGGGCAATACATTAAAAGAACATTGGAAGACATGTGATAAACAGATTTACAAGCCATATAGTTTAAATTCTATAGAGCAGATGGCATTTCCATACTTTCAATACAAAAAAGATAATCATGTGTGTGATTATGCAGATATGATACAGGAGTTTATAGATAAAGCTGTAGAGCCAGATATTGATGCTTTGATAGTTGATGAAGCACAGGATAGTAACGTGCCACAGAGAGAGGCACTTGATAAGATGGCAACAAAAGCAAAAGAATATTATTTTGTTGGTGATGCGGACCAGACTATATTTGAATTTGCAGGATCAGATGCTGATTACTATCACAGATTATCAAGAGAGGCAGAACAATTAGAACAGGGACATAGATGTGGTAAGACCATAAACAACCTATGTAAGAGAATAATAAGACCAATATGGAATCACTACGGGTATGAGAGAGCATGGAGACCAACAGATATAGTGGGCAATCACTATCATCTACCTAGTCTAGATAAAAGATGTAGTGCTATGACTGCGTTGTTAG